TTAGTCGATATCTTGTTACACATAAAAGGGAAAGCGATGCTATCTGGCTACGATAATGACATATACAAAAGACTAGAGGAGCACGGATGGGTGAAATTAACTTTTGAGAGGACGTGTTCCACCGTTGGAAGGACACGAAAGACCAATTTACTTGGTGATGGCGCACTTAAAAACAAACAGCCTCGCACAGAATGTGTGTGGTTAAGTCCAAATTGCGAAACGATACCATTAAAGACACAGCAGCTTGAATTGATTGATGAGAGTTAAACCGATAAAGAACCAAAGAGATATAGAATTCAATGTTCGTATAAATACCGATCCACACACTATACAGCGCCTTTTCTCTGCATCAACCGTAATGCGTGACTATTGGAAATCTCTTCAACATCAAAACCCACAAATCGTTATTAAGAATGGATTGTGGAAGCTGTACTTACCATACAAGGAACAATATAGCGAATTATCCACTATAGTGTTTAACGCCTACGGTCTTAACCGTAAATATTATGCAGTTAACGCTGTGGCATGGATATACTTCGTAAGCCTATTTTGGTGCTGCAAACGAGATGATTATTGGGAACGATATTCCAAAGTAGAGCCGATATTAGAGTGGAACATAAGAAAATTTCAATTTGTCGATGACCCAGAGTGGGAAAGTGTTAAAGACAGAGTTGCGGATCTATCCTCATTATGGCTCGCTACAAGCATAAACAACGGCAAGGTACCATGGAAGAACACAACCATGAAGCACATATTTCAAATGGACAACACACGAGCAATCTTCACTGTATTAAGGCGAACAGGCATAGCTAAAAGACTGAATTACAACGGCAGACTACAGACGATATATTTTACGATAAATGAGGATATAGACGAAGATCTATGGGCTGATTTAGCTGAATTGAGCGTAAAAAGCATGAAAACGCTTGAAGTTGGTGCTTACTATAGAAAGTATGGTATAAAATTGAATTATGGGAATAGACAGTAAAGGTGTGCATTGAATGGAAGATTACGTGGAAATATATATCCCTGGCAGACCACAATCAAAACAAAGACCAATGTACTCTCATAAAACAGGTAAGTTCTTCACACCAAAGCAAACTGTTGTTTATGAGCAGTTCGTATCAGAGGTAGCTGCTGAAAAGATTAAAAAGCCGTTTGAAGGTAAAATATCTGTACAAATATTCATACATTTGACTGAAAACTCACGAAAACCAGACATAGACAACGTAATTAAGTCTGTGCTAGATGGAATGTCTAAAGTCGTATACAACGATGACGCGCAGGTAGTTGAGTTATATGCGAAGATAGAAGACGTCAAATATAAAGAGAAGCAAGGAGTATTGGTTAGAGTAAAGGAGGTGTAAACGGTTGTCATCAAAGAAGGATAGGATTTGGCTCAGGCAGCCGAATGAAACAGTTAGAGATTATCAGCTATTTGAGAAATACCTTAACCTCGGAGTTGGAAGGAGCTTAGAGCAACTAGCTAAAGCTCAAGGTAGGAAAAAGGTTCCAGACGCTTATCGTATCTTATATGAGAACAATAACTGGGAAGAAAGAGCTGCTGCTTACGACGAATTCATATTACAAGAGCACGGTAAGAAGCGCGCGTTTACTTCAGATAAAATACACGATGAATTAACTAGCGTAGCACAAAAGTTCCTAGACAAAGTAAACCAGAGATTAGAAACTATGGATCCACAGTCGCTAACTCCTGCAGACGTGAAAAACTGGGTTGACGCTATAGTTAAGGTACAAAAGCTTAGTTCTGAAATGGGGCTGGCTGTTGGATCTAAAGGTAAGGCTCCACTTACAACTACTCCACTGGTAGAAGTAGTGGTTCGCTCTGAGAATAGCGCACGAAGCGATAAGAAACCACAAATTATAGCGGCTAATGCTAAACACGTAGAGGTGACTGAAGACGATGCCTAAAGCTAAGATCCAATTCATACCGCACGAAGGACAACTAAAGGCATGGAACTCTAATGCACGAATAGTGGCTATGATAGCTGGATCTGGAGGCGGGAAATCTAAGTTCGGTAGCTTTTGGCTGCTACGTGAGATACAAAGATATCCAGGCGCCTCATTCTTAGTTGTTGCTCCATCGTTTTCTATGCTTACAAGGAATGTGATGCCATACATGCAAGAGATACTTATTCCACTTGGTGCTTACTATAGAACAAACGAAAAAGTTTGGTACCTCCCAGATGGCGGTCGCGTAATAATGGGATCAGCAGACAATCCTCTGTCGCTAGAGGGAGCCCACGTGAGAGCTGCATGGCTTGACGAAGCAGGTCAAATGGACAGTTTAACGTGGGACGTTGTGCGCAGGAGAACAGCATTTTATAGCGGTAGAATACTGATAACCACTACTCCGTATTCATTTAACTGGCTAAAGACTGAAATTTATGATAAATGGGCTTCAGGATCGGATCCAAACATAGATGTCATTCAATTCGACAGTAGGACTAACCCATATTTCTCTACAGAAGAGTACAATTATCTAAAGTCAACTTTACCAGAGTGGAAGTTTAAGATGTTCTATGAGGCACAATGGGCGCGTCCGTCTGGTTTGGTATATGCTGACTTTGACACAATTAAGAATGTGGTTGAACCATTTGACATTCCACTTGGTTGGAGACGATTTATCGGTGTTGACTGGGGATTCAATAACCCGAGCGCTGCCATGTGGATAGCCGTAGATCCAGATGATGGCACATATTATGCGTATAGAGAGTATAAGAAAAAGGGTCTAGCCGCCTCGGAACTAGCTCCAGAGCTGTCGCGAATGTCAATAGATGAGCCTATCTGGAAGATTTACGTTGACCCATCTGCAGCTGATTTGAAGAAGGAACTGCGTAGATACTTTCCAGCGGCAGTGTCAGATAATACGGACAACAACGTAATGAACGGAATTGGAAGCGTCATAGTAGCATTCAAGAAAGGTAAGTTGAAAATCTTTAACAATATGACTGAAACATTTAAGGAGTTGCAATCGTACAGGTGGAAGACAAACAACGACCTTATACTTGATGAGCCAGTCAAAGAAGATGACCATTTGATGGACGCAATGCGATATGTAGTACACAGCACGATGAAACGTAATGCTGGGCATAAAATACCAGTGCCCAAACCACAGGGGTGGTAATATTGCTTACAGATCTAAGTCAGATAACGAGTGGAGCGACATTCCCACCGTTTACTGAAATACCACGGTTAGATAGATATCGAGAAAACAAATTTTTATTCGACAATAAGCCGCAAGCGGTGTGGAATGACTTAGCGCGTTTGCTTGAAGGCGATGGCGGATATAGCTTATTGATAGCACTTAACTATCCACAAAGGCTGTCAAAATTATGGGCTGACTTATTGTTTGGTGAAACTCCTCGCGTAACTGTATATCCTGAAAATCCAGAAAATGCTAGCGACATGTCGCAGTTCTTATTGCGTTCGGACTTCTGGAATGTATCTTACCAGGTGGCTTTAGATGTGTCTAGATATGGTACTGGCATCTACAAGCTATGGCTAGATGGAATTCCTCGCGTGCAATCTGTGCCACCACATATGTGGTTCCCGATAGTAAACCCAAACAACATGAACGAGATACAAGCGCATGTCATAGCGTGGTTTGCAGAGGACAAAGATATATACACTGGACGTAACAAACTGTTGATGGAAATACACACTAGTGGGCAGATAGAATATCGAGCCTATACGATAGACGGTGGAATAATCGGTACAGATATAACAGATACCATCTTCCCTAAAAGGATTGAAAGAACTGGCACAAACGTACCACTTGTATTCCCAGTACACAACATCAGCGCTTCAGACACTCCAATTGGTCAAGATGACTACGAGGCTATAGCGCCAATACTGTATGAGCTAGACCAAAGGCTATCACAAATATCGCGTATATTAAACAAACACTCAGATCCACACATGGCGGGACCCGAGACAGCGCTTGAGCAAGATGAAATGGGTCGCTACATCTTCCGTGGAGGTGCGAAATACTTCCCGCTAGAGCCTGGTGACCCAGTGCCACAGTATATTACGTGGGATGGTAAGCTACAAGCTGCATTTGAAGAAATAAAGCTATTGCTATCACAGCTATACGTTATCTCGGAAACATCGCCAACATTGTTTGGTGTTGACCAAGGATCGATAAAGACTGGCGCTGGTCTTAGAAAGGAGCTAATAGCTCCAATATCGAAGGCTAACAGATTACGCATGCGATTTGACCCAGTAATTAGAAACCTATTACTAACTGCTGGCGAGTTGTGGATAAAAGATTGGAGAGAGGTTAGCATCAGTTGGCAGGAAGGGTTGCCTGTTAATGACCTAGAGCAAGCTCAGATATACACTATGCTGTACAACGCTGGATTAGTATCGCAGGAAACAGCAGTTAAGAAGTTATTCTCATTGGATAATGAAACATTAAACGAAGAGCTGCAAAGAATAAATTCCAGTGAAGCTGTAAAGAATGAAAACACAAAAACCTTGTTAGATGGTAAAACTGGTCTCGCAGCCGAAAGTGCATTAAACGGTATACAGGGTGAAGGATATAACAACCCACTCATATGAGGAGGTGATAAGTTGAGCCCAACACTAAGCACTAAGCCTTGGGGTCAATTTAGCGAAAGTGATTACACATTGGAGCAACTGGCGCGCGCTTCATTGATACACATGAGAGAGCCGCCTGAGACCAAAGCTGACTGTAAACTGCCAGTAAGAGAACCAGATGGGACTCTGAATAGAAATGGCATTATCGCTGCGGCAATACGGATACATGCTGTTAATGCTCCAAGAGAATTAAAAGTTAAGGCTGCACGGAAGCTAGTATCCCTGTACAGAAATGTGCTAAAGATGCCACCACCAGAAAGTTTGTTGCGGCTTGCTGGTATGTAGTATACTTGTGAATAAGAAGCACAAATCACGCCTACAACGAGCGGTTAATCGTTGGAAGGAGGTTTATTTATATGAACAACATTAACGAAGATGAATTAAGACAAGGTGATGTAAATGTTGAGGAGCAGGTGCAAGAGCAAGAGCAAGAAAAAAAGGTAAGTAAAACGTTTACGCAGGAGGAATTAGAAAAGATATTAGCTGATAGACTTGAGCGAGAGCGTAGGAAATACAAGGACTATGAAGAGCTAAAGCAAGCAGCCGAAGAACTGAAAAAGATAAAAGAGAGCCAAATGTCACGTGAGGAACTGCTGCAGCAGAAAATGGCTGAATTAGAGAAACAGCTCTTTGAGAAAGAGCTGGAAGCGCAGGAAGCTCAAATAGAAAAGACAAAGGTAAAAGTAGCTATGGAAATGGGGCTTCCCGCGGACGCCTTGGACTTCATCTCTGGCACTACAGAAGAGGAAATAAGGGATGCAGCGATGAAGTTCAAGAAAATACTTGGTGCTAACACCAAGGTTGGGCAGGCAACTGCCCCTACGACATCACAGTCGGGTGCAAGAATTTGGACTAGGAGTGAAATTGAAAGTATGTCTAAAGAAGAAATAGTCAAGTATCGCGATGAAATTCAGCAAGCCATGAAAGAGGGACGTATACTTGACAAGTGAGGTGAAAAACAACAATGGCAAAGTATGAAACAGATAACAACTATAAGTTAACATTTGGAAATAACGCGTCAACTATAATTCCAACATTTTGGAGTTCTGTGCTGCTGGAGGATTTACGTAAGGAGCTTGTGTTTGGATCACTAACAAATGCCCGATACATCGGACAAGTAAGGTATGGGCAAACGTTAAAGGTATTTAGCGTATCAGACACAAACATAGCCGACTACTCTCCAGATACTGGATTTCCTAATGGTTGGCAACCAGATAGAGCCAAAACCAAAGAAGAGATGACCCTTACCATTAACGAAGCCAAAGCCTTCCAATTCTTCATTGAAGATTTAGAAGACAGAGCCGTATTAGTGGACTTGATGTCAAGCATTATGCGCGAGACAACGTATTCTCTAAGGGACGTAGTTGACCAGTACATTGCTAGCAAGTTTGAAGAAGGAGCAACTCCAGCGTTTACTGAAACTGGTGGTGTAGAAGTTGTGAAAACACTGACGTCATCTTATACACTGTATGATTTGCTAGTTGATATAGATACGTTGATGAACAAAAACAATGTGCCACAGAGTGGTAGATGGGTAGTAGTTTCACC